CTATCATAGAACGACTCGCGTTGGTTGCGTAAGAACTCTTCGTCCGAAAGTCCCAACACATTGCTGGCAACCCAGCGCTTGCTGTATGTACCCTCTGGTACGCTGCCGGCGGTATCGAACTTAGTACGGAGATATTCTAGTGTTTGTAGTTCTGCGAGACGGGATGGATTGTTCAATGAAATATCAAAGTTAATCAGATCCTCGCCGCGGAAGCCTAAAGTGTACAGATGAACCACAGCAATCTTCTGTAGCTCGTCGACAAACGGCCGCTGGAGGCGCTGTACGGTGCGGGCAAAACGGATGTCCTTCTGAGCAAGCGTGGTCTTATCCTCTGTATCACCCTCTAGATTTGTCAAATACGCTTGGGGAATCTTGAGGGCAGAGAACAACTTGTCACGCATATACTTCACGTCTTCAATATCATCCAATGATTTGGCGCCAGGAAGAGAACTAATATCAGAACCAATGCCTCCGCGCATCGGAATGAAGTAATCTTCCTCCAGGGACAGTGGATTGTAGCGAAGATCAACGCGTCCAGTAGCGGCATCAACAATAGAGTTGCGCTTCATTTCAGTTTTAACTTTATCCATGTATTGAGCCACATCCTGAGGCGGGATGTTACCCACATCAATCTTAAAGACTCGGCGCTCTGGGGCGCGGACCACTCGATAAGCAATCATGGCATCCTCTAAAAGCACCAATTGGCGCCAGATGCGGCGCGCTGGGTCAAAGACAGAGGTTCCATATGGAGCATGCCTATCATTTCCAAGAATGCGGAAATGTGCAACCTGCCAGTTCTCAAAGGTCATACCGGCGCCGTTCCACTGATACTGAATATAATTTGGGTTTGTGGGGTCTTGTCCTTCGAGGCGCTCTACTTCGTTGTTTGGCAATCCAATAAGTGAAGTAACTCCCAGCTTCTCGTCCACATCTAAATAGAGAAACAAATCTCCATACTTACACATGGAGCGCGACCAGCCAAAAGCATTGGCTTCAATATTTAAAACATCATAAAACAATGAATTCAAAATTGTTTTAATTTCAAGATTCATGCAAGAGACTGTTAGCAGCTTATCAAACTCATTTGAAGTTGTCATCTCATCCGCATAGATATCCAGCGCTGAAGCTAGCTCAGGCATGTATTCCATCTGTTCGAAATCGGTATAGCGCTCTGCTCGATTTTGATTTCTAAAGGCAGCCGATGTAAACAGATTATAATTCTGCGACATGTTGTTGTCGGAACGTCGGAACTCTTGGCCGCTCATGGAACGGAAGCGATATCGATATTTGTCTAGGTCGCCTCGGCGTTCTTGTCGTGCTAACTGAGCACGATAATTAATAATGGGTCCCGATAGAAGTCTTGTGAGTCTCCTAAATAAGGGAGCGCCGGGGTTGCGGGGGTTATTGTCTTTATTCGCCATCATTTATCCTTTTATTAAAGCTATATACTGTTCATTAAATTTCTTGGCTTCGTCAAATTGCTGACTAGCCTTTGTGCGGTCATGCCCACTCATTCCAGGAATAGTGGTAGACATCTCTGTTCTAGACGTAGAGATAGCCGACAGAAACTGCTTGCTATACTCAACATCTTTTTGACTTTCTACAATCACCGTATCTCTGACCCAACAACCAATCGCAAATGACATGACTAAATCATCATTATAGCTTCTCATCGCCTGCGGTCTTCCTGAATGCCAAATAAACGTTTTCATTTCAGAAAGCAGCCGATTAGAGTTAATTGTAATTAGTTTGTTTCTCATAAACTCTTCCATCTTCGCCACAATGAGCGGACGGGTCTTTGAAGATGTTGTGAACCCGGGGATTACATTAGATTGCCATTGTGCGGCAACAGGATCAACATATTGATGATCGCCCTTTCTAGAGTGATATAGATTAGGATACCCTTTATCAATCAATTTTTTAAGTACTGCGTATCCTATGTTGTTGTTTTCTATCACCAACATGGGATTCCCATACTCAGCAGCAACATTATACAATATGTCAGCAAAGTCATCGGGCGTCGGTTTGCCCACATACTCGGCTACTACTTCCATTGTTTCTAAGTCAAAAACATGGAAAGCACTGTTATCTTTACCATCGCCGCGGGCAACATCCGCAACAATCAGGTGAGTCTTAATCTCATCATATTTTTTCCAAATCCAATAATTTCTATCAAACCCTGTGCGGTATTCGGGCGCAGTCGCTCTTTCTAAATACCACTGAATATCATCTGGGTGAATCACCGTCTCGCCCGATACATTAAAGTTACATTCAAGCTCTTGCGCGATTTGACGCTTAGACATGTTCCGAGTTTCTTTATCAAACCATTTCTTATCACGATCCGGATGGACGTCCCACAATAGGGTCGTCATATAGAAATCATTGGTGCCGGCTTCTGCCTCGACACAGTTCTGGTGGAACCAGTTGCCCACACCATTGGGCGTTGATAACGCGATGCAACGACCACCAGTTGATAGGGTGGGATAAAGAGCGGTCCATAACTCATCCAGTTTTTCAACGTGGGCGGCCTCGTCGATGACAAGGAGTGACAAGGCTTCAGAACGACCGGCGTCACCAGACGTCGAGGATCCCTTGATCTGAGAACCGTTGGAAAGCTCGAAAGAGGTCCGGTTGTCAACTGTGATGGACGCGATCTGCATCCACTCAGGGAGGTTCTTTATAAGGGCTTTAACTTTTTTAACAAGATTGGTCGCTGTCTGAAGTTTGGTAGCCACAACAAGAATATTCTTGTCGCGGTGGAACAACATGAGCCAGCCAATATAAGACGCCGTTACAGTAGAAATTCCAAGCTGGCGCGCCTTTAGGATAATATTAAAACGATAGTCGTTAAAATCTTTCAGCAAATCTTGCTGATAATCGTACGCCTTAAACGGAATAGTACCTTTTTGAGGGTGGGAGATTCTCCCGTAATTCATCGTAAAATAGGTTGGGTCCTTGCCCGCCTTAACTATTTCTTTCAGAATCTCTTTCTTAGTAAGGGTATTCCCCATGGCAGCTATTACTCACCTTTGCGAGTATCATTCTTGGGGCGACCTTTTGGTCCTTGTGAAAGCCAGTTGCGAATTGCTTTATCAAGCTTATCTTCAGATCCGCCTTCAACCAGATCAACCTCTTTGTTAAGTCCGCCAATGCGATAATCACAGTGTGCTTGGATGTCGGTGCGGTAATTGGAGATACGCTGGACTAAAATCTGATGCTCTCCTTCTTTGGTAAGAGTAACAGTATCGCCGGTGATGGCTTTATATTCTTTCTTTAGAAACTTCACGATATCTTGAAGCTTGCGACCTACTTCGTTTTCAAAGTCGTTAGCTTGCACTTCTTTAATTCGAGACTCAGCTTGATAGGTGAGGCGCAAGATGGGTCCATGAAACCGGACACCAAATCCGTCCATGACGCGGCGGTCATTAATCATATGACCCTCTTCTCTACTTAAGCCAACCAAACGTGCACGGCCGTCTGCCTGCAAAGATTCTTCGTGCGCGCCGTCGTATGCGTTCGCTGCAGCTTGATTGAGTCCTTGAATGATTTCGTATACTGTTGCCATGTTTTTATTCCTTATCCGGTCTCCAACCAGTTGCCCATCTTTCTTCTCTTCCCTCTATCCATTTTATATAGCACACAAAACAAGCTTTAAACTTACTCATATACATATCATCGCGAGAACGAAATGAATATCGAGCACAGATAGGACAGGTCCTATTATGGTCTCTAGTAAGTAGTTTTTTATTTATTAAAAATCCGTCTTGTTCTACTTTGTCTTGAGTTTCAGCTAATTTGGCAAACTTACGTTGCTCCTCTCGGGATTGCGCAATGTAATCTTTCTCTTTGGTGTCGTCCCAAAATCGGCGAGGATTATTGATTGCTTCCTCACCATACTTTTGTGCGATTGCCTTCTCAAGTTTGGGGATATAATTAGCGTCTTTTTCAGTCATTTTCTATCCACAATGATAGGTGCATCCCACAAAAGCCTTTCTATAGGTGCTCCCACTAAATTCGAATTCTACCACATTATAGTTGGTTGAATTAATTCTAAAGTTACAGTCTTGGGTAATCTTAGCAACTGTATAGTTATGAAGCAGATCATCGTCTTGTTTCATCCCTAGTCCTGGAACTTCGCAGCTTGTAATATAATCGCCATTTTCTAGATTGCCATTGATGTTGCATACCCAGATAGCGCCTTCTCCTAAAGAGTTAATTCGAATCTGAGTTTGCTTTAAGTCGTTCCAGGAATAAGCCGTGCCGTCCTCGTCCTCTTCGATTTCGTTTGTCTCACTGTTGACAACATAATTATCAGGACGATTGCTTATAACTCCAAACACTCTCTTATCGGCACGGCTCGTAGCTAATTCAATGCGAGGAAGTGTTTCATTAATAGTCACAGCTTCTGATCCAGTAACCCACTCTTCTTTTATCTCATCCCACCGCATCTGATTGCCTGACGACACCGCTATAAGCCCCACGTAATCAGACAATGACGAACTAATGTCTGAATCCATCGGAACTGTTAAGTGCTGTCCTGTAAAAGTAAAAGAAGATCCCGCGGTGATCACGCGATATGTGGTAGTGGCGTTTGTGTACTTCCAAAACCAATAAATATTACTCGAAAAGATCCCGGGTCCAACTACGTCGTAGTCTTCGGTCGACTCAGTCGTTAAGACAGTCCGGGCATAGGTATTGTGCGCTATGCAGGATTCCCAGTAGACACCATTGTAGCTTGAATATGTCTGGCCTCCGGTGTTTCGAAACTCTGCTCGCATTCCGGTACCGAGGGACGATTGCCCTCCGAGGATGATCGCGCCATCGAGGAAGGCGTCACCGTCGGCGTTGAAGTCGGAGGTGACGGTCAGCTCGCCATTTGCATACATATTTCCTGTAGCTCTAAGTGTTCCATTCACATCCAGCCTATAGGAGGGGGTGCTGTCTCCGATACCAACGTTGTCGGAATCGTTAAGAAAAATGCCAGCAGTTGTGCTATCATTATTATAGCCTAGTTGAAGCACTCCATTGTTGGTAGTTATATTAGCCCAGCCGTCACTGTTGTAGTCCCTAATTATAAGACCATAAGTAGCATGACCTGTTTTAGCCTCTATGTAGCCTCCGTTGGTGTTTTTGATTATGGTTCTTGCGGAATTCGTTCCTATAATAGCAGACTGGCTGCTGAGGGTGATATTACTAAGGGAGCCGGAGGTGGCAGCGAAGACGGTTCCATTCCAAGTCAGGCTGGCGTCTCCTTCAACTGAATTGCTGTCCGTGAAGATAGCAATCTCATTGTTGGTACCGTTGGTTCCATCCAACAATGTCGATCCCCAGACGCGTGAATCGATTGTATCGGTTTTTAAATATCCAGTAGAATTCAGAATTACAACATCGTTGCCTGTTCCTGTTCCTATGTTAGGCGCCGCAGCGCTTCCCGTAACCACCAAACCATTAACTGCTGCACTTTGTAAGTGGGTACTTCCGGAAACCACCAATCCGGCAAGAGCCTTGGAAACCCACGTTCCATAGACATCTGTTCCCAGACTAGAGAAAGTGGCCCAAGTAGAGGCACCATAGGGGGCTACCTGCCAAGAAGTGGAATCGTTCGCCGCGGCGGGCTTCATTGAGGTCCCCCCCAAAATCGACACCTCACAGGAGGTGTAGTTGGACAGCCCCTTAATCCACACCTCTGCCGACGTAATACTATTGTAAGTTAAAATAATATCCGTCGTCGGGTCCCAACCATCGAGAGCATCACTGTTGATAGCTTCCGCTGTAACGTCGGTAAAGTCTGTATACACGGTGCCGTCTGCGCCATTGCGTCCCCATCTTGCGGTTACCAAAAACTCCCAATGCATTCCAACGCCGCCGCCGCCGGAGTAGGCCATGGGGTTCAGCGTCACCAGGGCGACCACGTTAGCAGTCTGATAGCCAGATAGTGACCCGTGTGTCAAAATTTTTGTCCACTCGCCATCTCCGTCGCTTTCAAGACCAGTAGTTTGTACCGATGGGCTGCCTACATTGCCCCTTGCCAAACTGATTGTTCCATCGGAGAGAATCGTCATTGCGTCGGTACCGTCAGTATATTCTATAAGTCGTGTCTGTGCTATAGTGGCGCTAGAGGTCAGCATGGTCAATGCTGTACCATCAAACGTTAAGTCCGAGTCTCCCTCAAGTGTGTCGGTGTCTGTCCAAATCGCTACTTGGTTATTGACTGGCGTTCCAGTATAATCTACTAGATCCCCAGCCCACACCTTCGAGTCAATCTCGTCCGTTACAATAGAAGATCCATCATAAACAAGAACTGTGTTGTCGGTGCCCGCAGCAACATTTGCCAAGTCAATCGTTTGAGCGTTAATGGTCACACTATCGCCGCTAGCGTCTCCAAGAGTGGTGTTGCCATCAACCGTTAAAGCGCCTCCGATATCAAAGGTCGAACCATTCCAAGTTAAGTTTGAATCTCCTTCAAGCGTGTCCGTGTCTGTCCAAACAGCCAACTGGCTATCAACCGGAGTTCCAGTATAATCTACCAGATCGCCAGCCCATACCTTTGGATCGATTTCATCAGTTTTAATGACATTCGAACCATTGAGAATAAGAACTGTATTATCTGTTCCAGCATCAACACCCTTAAGGGTTACCGTGTCGCTAGAGTCTTCGCCCAGAAGAACCGATCCACTGACGCGTAGAGTGCTAACGGCGGCGGCGTCCCACGTAAAGTTAGCATCTCCCTCGATAGTAGTCGGATTAGACCAGACTGCAATTTCATTCTCCAGCGCGCTGCCCGTAATGTTGCCAGTATCTGAGCCAGTTTGAAAGCCTTCTGATACCAGAAACGCAATCAGGGCGCCCTTCGATTGATAAATTATGTCATTGCTACTCACTCTTCACGATCTCCGTCGAGAGAGCAAAGATCCCCAGAGATGTGAGTGTGCCAATGGTAAACCCCAAAGCAACCATCCAAGGCTCCTTGGTAGGATTCTGTTTGAGAATCAATTTTTCAAGCCGGTCGTTCTCGGCCGCTTTTAAAATCATCATAGATTCATAGCGATCTTTCCAGGATTGAATTTCGATGTCTTTGTAATCTAATAGAAGCTGGTGTCGTTCTCCCTGCATATGGAGTTCGTAGCTAATTCGGAGTTCGCACTCGGCGTCTTCAAACTTTTTGTCTACTGCAATTTTAGACGCAGCCTCATAAGTCATTAGAATGCCATCGAATGGCGCGGGGTCTCCTGCCTTAATGGGGGTGATGTCATAAGTCTCCTCTGTAGAGGGCTGGTCTTCTACATCACCTGCAGCTAGGGCTGTGCCCGGGCAAACCAAGGCGGCTGCCAAATAAAGGGATACAATCTTCTTAACCATATTTTAATCCAAAAGCTTCTGCCAGCTCTTTCGATAGCTTCTCGGGATCATTATAGCTCTCATCTACTAATCTTTTAAGCTCCGCTTTTTTGGACCTATTGAGTTTCTCGCCGCGGGAAGCGAACTCCTCTTCCACCTCTGCCAATCTCTTATTATGTTCCGCTAATCTCTTATTCTTTTCTTTTACTTCTGTGGTGTGTATTTCTTCCAAAACACTCATCTCTGCCTCGTGCGCTTCTTTTTTGGCTTCAAGCAAGTCTAGCACTCCAGACAGGAATGCACCATTGCGTGTGAGCGCCCCCAGCAGCGCGGCCACAACAAACAATAACCCCATTACAATTACCCACCAAAATCTTTTAGCTAAAAGCCAAGCTTTTTTGACTTTCTTTTTGAACTCTAGAAGCTTCATCAGTCAACTCCTTTTAGGCGAGCGACCATATCTACTACTCCTTGGGTGCCGATGTAAACCACCGTGATCATTGTCCAATCTTCTGAGGCCAAGTCGGCGAATGCCAACAGACCAGTTGCAGTAATCCATGCTAACAGCTTACGAGATACAAATTTATTGAGTACCTTATCTAGTATATGTCTCATGCGTTTAAACTCCTTCTCTATAATTAGGATGGAAAATAAAGTATGTCAAAGCAACTTAAGCTCAAATTTAAAAAAACCCTTAAAAAAGCCGAGTTTGTGCATGCAGACTTGGAATATCATCAACAGCTAATCTCAGAAGCAAAATCCTTATTTGGCGATGAAATTCGAAGACTCCTGAATCTTTTGTCGGATGAGGAAAGAGAAGCTCTCGAAGAAGAGGACAAGCGCAGAATCAAGGTATCCATAAAAATTCAAGAGGAGGCAGCAAAGAGGCGTGAAAACCTAAAGCAAATTGAAGAAGAGGTTACTTCCAAAATACTTACCAGTGACTGTACTGCACTAATCGTTACCGACTTAATAGCCGAAGAGTGTGATCCGGAAGAACTAAAAGAAAAAACTAAATTGATAGAACTAAAAAAACTATTCTATCGTATAGCTGTCTCTTATACACATCTCCGAGCCCACGAGACGGAC